TAAAAGTTCAACCAAGTCCTTTCTTTCGCACCAGATGAGAGAATCATCTCCGTCGCAAAGGAATTCGACATGCAATCCACTTACTCGTATAAGTGTCCGGATGATGCATATGTTGATCAGAGAGTTACCGCCTCCTGTGTCACGGTCCCCAGACATGCGTGTTCCAACTGCGGTATATTTTATCATACCCGTTACTACACGATTGATCAGCTGGAATTTCATGAAACCCTTTGGTAGCCTGAACATGCGTGAGTACAAGTAATGTGTCAACTCAAGCATATGGGTATGCAAGTGAGCATCAAACTTACTGTAATCAGCCTTCATGGCCACAGGATCTTTGAAACAAGCACGCTTCTTTGCCCAAAGCTGTGCCCTTTCATCCATGTTCATTCCTTTGCTGCAGTCTGGTAGTTTATCTCTACCGAGACCCCTGGTTTTCAAAACAACGTTCTCAATCGGCTCAATAAACCTATTGAGTTCGCAGTTTGTTCCTGGGTCTCTAAACTGGATCATTCGCGGTGGTTTTGTATTTGCGATGACCTTCTCGTACTTGTCAGCCTTTACGAAAGACGTGACACCAGTACGCAGTTTCCCTGATCTAATGGTACGATTATAGCACTGGACCAACTTCCTGTACTTTGGTCCTATGAAACTCCTGATGTATTCAGCGGCGTCAGCAAACTCGAGATAAGTTTGTCCCGCCAAGAGATCCATGGTGGTGTACATCTCCTCTAACCATTGCTGCTGAGTTAGACCGAGTATTGTACTTTTGCTAATAAAGATCGTACCTTTATCCGTGTGCTCAAGCCATTCTGGCTCGGGATTATTATTTAGCAGATGACGGGCGGTCAAGCCAATCATCTTGTTGTTATGACAATTGTGGTGAGTCACAATGTCAGGCGCTAAATAACCCCGAGGTGACAGTAGCCTTCTGGTGAACCCAGTGTGTTTGCACACATCTAAGCCCTCTGTCAGGCTATGGCCTGGAGCTATCTCGCCTCTAGGGAGTGGGGAGCAAATCCCATCCCGGCGGTATCCCTATTCGTCTAGGGAACGCTCCTGTCTGGTACCAAACCAGCC